ATCACGGCGGCGGAAAAGGTCAGGGCATACGGAAACGCCAAGTACCACGACCCGAACAACTGGAAATCGGTCGAGTCACAACGCTTCTGGGACGCAACCGTCCGGCATATCGTGGCGGCATGGGATGACTACAAAGCAATTGATCCGGAGAGCGGGCTGCCTCATATCTATCATGCGATGTGCAATCTGGCTTTTCTGGCTGAGAGGATGGAACAGGACAACAACTAACAAGCTACCTAATGCCGCCATCACCATAAACCACAGCATCTTACAAGAAAGGAGCAAACTCCCTCGCTTCGAATGTTTCTGCTGTTGTGCATAACCGAAGTAACTGTTGACGAATTGGAGCGCTCGGCGGCGGCGCTCCGGAAAGGAGCAAAAGATTGGCACGATACATCGTTCTCTCCACCATCGATCCGCGCGGCGTCCCGTCCTACTACATCGTGGACACTGCCGACAACTCACGAGTCAGGCGCTACGACTGCGGAGTATGGGCGGAGCATGAAGCGAGACGGATGAACGGAGACAGGGAGGCGGAGAAGGATAAAAGCCTTTTCCGCAGACTGATAAAGAGCGTGTTTGGAGGAAATGATGATAGCGATTGATATGGAGATGCCGGAGAACTGTGCGAGATGCATATTCAGGTCTATAAGCAGCGTTCTCCTTAAAGAAACATTTGTTTGTTATGCGACTTTGCCGAGAAGGCCGTTGGCAGAAGTAACACCGGATGAGAGGTTGAGGTTTAAACCGTCATGGTGTCCGCTCATCGACTTGGACAGGCAGGAGGATGATTTGAAATAGTCAACGAATACCGATTTTAGTCAACGATTTAGTCAACGGTGTGCGGTGGAGGAATGGGTAGACTCTAATCGAATATACCGGGCAAGGCACGAATGAGATAGTATCAACAGCCCGTAAGGCGGACAGAGGGGCTTCCGCTATGTGTGGTTAAAATCCACACCCGCACACCTATTTTGTTGGCGGTATGCCCATCATGGAAACAGCCGCCATGATGGAGGGATAGATGGAAATAAGACCGATAACATTTCGAACAGCTTGTGATTTCATAACGTTACACCACAGGCATCATAAGCCAACAGTCGGATGTAAATTTTGTATAGGCTTGTACGAAGCGGACGAAATAGTTGGTTGTGCGGTTTGCGGCAGACCTGTATCTCGGCATTTGGACGATGGATTTACATGTGAAATCAACCGACTTTGCACAGATGGAACAAAAAATGCTTGCTCAATGCTTTACGGTGCATGTTGCCGGACAGCGAAGGCAATGGGTTATAAAACTGTTATCACGTACATTCTTGAATCCGAAAACGGAGCAAGCCTTAAAGCGTCAAACTTTATTTGCGAAGGCAAGGCAGGCGGGACACATTGGACTGGTGTCAGAAATAAGGGGCAGGACATTCCGCACGAAATGAAAACTAAATGGAGTCGAAAATTGTAAGGAAACAGCCGCCATGATGGAGGGATAGACATGAAGTGCATAGACTGCGAACACTTTAACATACAATGCGAATATGAGTCAGAGTATAATTGGGGACTTGCTGAGTGCAAAAAGTATAATCTTGTGACTGACTTTCGAAGCCACAGCAAACTCAAAAAGCTAACGTGCGTAGTGATAAAAGGAAAATCGGAGGAAAACAATGACCAACCGTGAAAAACTGGCACAAATGACCAATGAGGAACTGGCAGAGTTTATCTGCAAACAGCACGTTATGTGCCTTAACTGCGTTGGACGGGATATGTGCTGTACGAACGGCAACGGGGCACTGGCATGGCTTGAGAGTGAAGCGGAGGAAGAATCATGATTAATCCTGACATACAAGCGATAGATGACGCTACATACAAAGACCGCAATGTAAAAGCAGAACTCAAATACTGCGGAACTTTCATCCGGCACAGAAAAGAAATCACTAATCAGGATTTGCGGTTTTATGCATGGCTCTTTAGGGCGGCACTGAGAGCAATTGAAAAACTGGAGGAAGACGATGGCTGAGAATCTTACCGACACAAATGTCGAGAACATTGAGTATATCAGCAAGCAGGATGCGTCTAACTGGCTTAAACAGTACGGACAGGATGTGCTTCATGGAAAATATAAATTCAGCTTGATGTATATCTGGAAGAATATTATGGACTTACCCTCTGCGGATGTTGCTCCGGTGGTGCGGTGTAAGGACTGCAAACACTACTATTTCGCCGACAATCGTATACCACAGGAACAGCGCTATGTGTGCGAGATAAGCGGAGAAATCTGGAAACCTGACAGTTTTTGCAGTTGCGGCGAGAGGAAGGAAGCATGACTGTACAGGAATTTTACGACTGGTGCAAAGCCAGAAAGCTGACTGATGCTGTAATGGAAATCGAGGAGGAAACCGATGGCTGATTATGTTGAGCGTTTAGATGCGCTAAAGGAACTTGCTTTGTTAGATACAGGAGAGGAGGAATTTACTGATAACATAAGTAGGATAAGGGCTACAATAGCTATTTCAAATATTCCTGCCGCAAATGTTGTTCCGTATTCAATCGAGCCTGACGGCACACTGATAGTTACAGTACCGAAAGGAACGAAAAAAATTGGTAGAATCCTCATAGAGAAAGACGGAATGCAATATGGTGGGCTGTTTTATCCCGACACGGGTGGATGCTTTTTGAGTAGCATGGAGAGGAGTGAGCAGGATGGATAAATATATCCGCAGACAGGATGCAATTCGGTGGGTAAAGACTGAGTGTAATCCATACGGCAAGCCGACACTTGATTTTGAATCAGGCAAAAGGGTTATTGAGCATTTAGAACAAATGCCCTCTGCCGATGTTGCTCCGGTAAGGCACGGCAGATGGTTGCCGATTGTATCGTATAACAACACATATAAATGCTCAGAGTGCGGAAGGCTTCTTGTGGATATTACGGGCGGCTTAAAGATGGTTGCTAAACATTATCCATATTGCCACTGCGGAGCAAAGATGGATGGGAAGGAGTAAACAGAATGAGTAAATACATTATTGATGTCGGTGACGCATATACGAAACATATTTGTGGCAAAGGGGACATGCTATGTTTGCCGATAAGAATCAACGAATTTGAGGACAATTGGCTGAATACAAACATACCGCTGACACCCTACACTGAACCCGACCTTGAGCAGGTCAGAAGAGAGGAGTACGAAAAAGGATTTGATGCCGGACGTATGCTTAATAGGGGCAAGTATGAAAAAGGTCTCAACGATGCGTGGGAGGCGGCGAGGAAGATTGCGGATATATGGGAATCCGGGGAAAACGACAAGTGGATTATCGTAGACGATAGCTTACCAATTACCTTTGCGAGCTATTCCGCATCTGAAACCATCGAAAGAATCCGACAGCATGAATGGGAACAGGAACAGATTCAGGTCGGGGATGAGGTGATTGCAAAGTTTAGTGGCATCAAGTATGTGATTGTGAAAGTTAAAGGTAGCCGACTCATTGGTTTTTCCACTGAATGGGCAACGTGTGACATTGATGCGCAATTCGTTGAAAAGACCGGACGTCACTTCCCCGAAATCGCCACCGCCCTTGAGAAGATGCGAGGTGAGTAGGATGGACAAGCCAAATATCACAAACATAATCCTTGTAATAACTTTGGTCGCTATAGTAATCATTTTGATTTCATAAGGAGAGTATTGTGGGACTTTACATCATCGAAATAAATGATAAGTACAAGCAGGTTGTGTTGCTTAGTGCAGACGGCGAACTGTACTGTAAAGATGTTGCAGGGTTGAATCCCTACACAGAGCCTGACCTTGAGCAGGTCAGGAAAGAGGCGTATGACAAAGGGTATATGGCCGCATATGTTAAAAGTCATATGGAAACAAGAGGAAGTTACCAACAGGGTCTTGCTGATGCATGGGAGGCGGCAAGGAAGATTATTCACATGCCGGAAGGAGACCTGCTCAATATCTTCGCTGAGTGCTATTCCTCTGTATGCACTGCGCTTCAGGTATTACTCAAGTATGACGCCGCAGAAGCCATCGCCAAAATCAAAGAGTATGAGGACGGCAAGCAGGAAATAAAGGTTGGTGACATCGTGCGGTTAAAAAGTGCACCAGAAATAGAAATCTGGGTTACTGATATTTCTGACGAGGATGGCGGACGGCTGTCCGGTCTTGCACTGAAATCAGTTGGCGACAACTGCGAGATAGGAGACACCTACGCATACAGGGAAATATATATGTTTGAGCGCACTGGAAAGCATTACGATGTTGCCGCTGTCCTTGCCAAAATGAAGGAGGGGGAATCTTGATAGTCAACATCTGCGGTATTGCTCATACAGTGATTGAGGTGGAGGACAACTTTGATTCTGACATGCATCTTGGGCAGATTGATTACAAAAGAGCGGAAATCAGGATAAACAGAAACGCAGCATCAGCAATCAAGGAAGAAACTATTTGTCACGAAGCGTTGCATGGAATCCTGGTGCATATTGGTAGAGAGGATTTGTCTGAAGATGAAACATTTGTAACGGCACTGGCAAATGCACTCTATCAGGGGTTTGCGGTAATTGATTTATCTAAAATATGAGGTGAAAAAATGATATGTAGGTTATGCGGAGAGGTGGATTATAGTGTCGCATATCTAACCGATCCTCCGCAGTACAAGTGCGACAGATTTGGATGCATTGTGAGAATTGATGCTACATGCAAAGGGGATGAAAATGCCGAAAAGCAAGAGCCGGAACAAGAGACAAAGTAACCAATTCAGCAGGCAGGAACAGCGGTATGACCGGAACTCAAAAGAACAGATAGCCTGGGTATATTCCGCACTGGCAATCGTTCTCCACAAACGGCATGGATTCGGGCAGAAAAGAATCACTGATGTTTTAACGGATGTGCAGAATATCTTTGTTCAGAATCAGAACAATGTAGCTGCTATCGTCCGTCAGGCATATCAGGAAACCGGCCTTATCCTTATGTCTGAAGCAACAGCAAAAGAACTCGGAATCAATCTGGATACAGAAGTGAAAGTTTAAGAGGCAAAGCAATGTTTGATGTATTCGATTTTGTTCAGAAATCCGGTCTCCATGTTTTTATCGGAGCGCCACACAAAGAACATCCAGAACTGATGTATCTGTCTGTATCAACAGACGATTATTCAGAAGAAGAATTGTTCATGGCAAAGCGGCCAGATGAAACAGAAAAAGAGTTTAATGCAAGGGTCAAAATCCGGCTTGAATACCTGGCCGCAAAGATCGGCAGTAAAACCGCTGTACAGATCAGCAATACATATGCATCACACAAACGTGCTGAAATAGAGAGATTTTTTAAGGGCGAATAAAACCGGCTGTTTATATGGCTCTGTAAGACGCTTTTAGAACCGGCATAGAGAAATATACCCGTACAGGCGTTAAAGGCCGCACAGGGCAAAATAAAGAGGCTGTACAGCGATTTGTACGGCCTCTTTTGAGAGGTACAGATGGGAAAATATAATATTACAGCAAAAGAAGGTGACAGAAGGATATACAGACCGAGATTAGAGGGCAAGGAATGGACGGAGCACCCGATGTATGGGGAATCCTGCACAGTGATTCAGTCTGGTGTTGTGTATGACCTTCACCTTATCAGATTCGATGTGAACAACAAAACAACATGGGCAAATGGTGATGAATTGGTGAAGGAGAGGTGATGTATAAGTACGGAATGAGATTAAGAGGATTCTCAATAGGCTGTCAGCCGTCAAAAGGGTTCGTTGACGCTATGCCTGATGAATCCGGTAAGTATTGGGATTTTTTGATCTATAACAGAAAACTGACAGACAAGGAAGTATCCGATTACGAACTTGACTATTTAGGGGAGACAGATGAAAACATATTCAGTGTATGAACATGTATTTCCGAACGGCAAAAGGTATATCGGAATATCATGTGAACCTGAGAAACGGTGGAACGGCGGTCATGGGTATGATGTTCAGCCGAAAATGAAACGTGCTATTCAGTGTTACGGATGGGACAACATTGAGCATAATATCATCTGTGAAGAATTGCCGAAGGAACAGGCAGAACGTCTGGAAATGTACCTGATAGACAAACTCGATACCATTGACAACGGTTACAATGTCAGTATCGGTGGAGACAATATAAACAGCTATTACCTTAATGAGCATGTCCTTTATATGATAAGGGAAAGTGATGCAGATAATGAAAAATACGGCTTTAATGAGCCGGATGATAGCATTGTCGCATATTTCAAAGAGGGAAAAACAGATGGGGAACGTGCAAAATTTGTGAATTTAATAGATGAGGTTATAGAACGAGATTTCAGTGATTATAAAGATTGGCGTACTGATATGCTGATAGATGGCAGAAATGAAAGAGTAGAAGCATATTTTTATTACGCTATCCACATTTTATATCAGTTGGCTGATGGTTTTTATGATAAGGACAGGATAAAGCCGTATCAGTGGGCACGTGCGGAATATATGTCCAAAGGGGTGAATATATGCTCCAAGGAATACATGGACGGGTTTTATATGCCAGATATGAGCCTCGCAGTGCCGTTGTATTGTTGAATTGGTAAAATTATAAGGGTACATAATAAAACGCCTTAAATCGGCGTATAAAGGGCTGTTCCGGCAGCCCTTTTTTGATGCAAAAAAGTTTAGGGATACTGAACATTTGTATTAGCGGCATGGTTGACTGAATCGGTCAAAACAAGTAAAATAGATACAGAACATGTGTTTTGCGAGGTGGGCGAATGGAGAGAATGAAAGACAAAGTAACGCCTTATGTTGTTGATTTCAAAGGACTGATGTACCTGTTCGGATGTGGAAGAGGAACAGCAGAAATATATGCCAGGGAATCAGGAGCAGAGTTCCGTGTAGGCGGTAAAAGGTATTATCTGGTATCAAAGGTACTCGACTATATAGAAGGACTGTTAAAAGCACAGTAGAAAGGAAAATCTTAAAACGAATGGATAAAAAGACATACATCATGTTCAAGACATGGAATCCTATGTTTTTACAGATGGATGATGCTGAACTCGGAAAACTAATGAAGGATATTTGCCGTTATCAGGACGGCGAGGAAGTGAAGTCAAATTCTCCCATTTTCGCACTTATCAAACAGGCATTTGATGAAAACAGCAAAAAGTATGAGGAACAGTGCAGGACAAAGAAAAGGAATGCAATCAAAGGTGTTTTGAAAAGGTCAACACCGGATGCGAGGGCGGTTTATATCGACAGCCTTGATCTTGACGATATAAGAGCGTTACTGGACATGACAGCCGATTCTCCGCAGATACAGACAGAACTTGCACAGAGATTGAAAGCAGCAAAAGGTAGCAACTGTCAGCAAGTGCCACCAACTGCCGGCAACTGTCAGCATTATGAGTATGATAATGAATCTGAAAATGATAATGAGAATGAATATGAAAATGAAAATGATTCCGGTGAAAAACATCCATACGGCAATCAGCAGAATATCTATCTGACAGACAATCAGTATTTTGGGCTTGTAAGGAAATACGGAACAACGGTTGTAAAAGATGCAATAGATAATGTCGGATATTCAAAAAGAATAGGCAGGATACAGGAACGGAATGATTATATTTCGGTATCCGGTCATTTAAGAAAAGAAAATGCCTTATGTAGAGCCAAAGGCTGAACACAAGGCAACGAATGGATGTAATTATAGTAGCACACAAAACATAGAAATTCAATCGGAGGATAATCTTGCAGAAGGAATTTGTAAAACTGTCTGTGAATGATATTCACCCATATCCGAACAATCCTCGTATCAATGATGAGGCTGTTGCTTATGTGGTCGAATCCATGAATCAGACCGGAAACCTTGACCCTATTGAGGTTGATGAAAACAATGTGATCCTGTCAGGGCATACAAGGCTCCTTGCACTTGAACAGTTGGGAATCACGGAGACCGAATGTGTCAGGTATACCGGACTGACAGAGGAGCAGAAGAAGAAATACAGGCTTCTCGCCAACAAAACCGGTGAGGTCGCATCATGGGATGAAGAACTTCTGAACATGGAACTCGGAGACCTGGATTTCGGAGATTTCGATTTCGGCTTCTCTGACGATACAGAGGATGAAGGAACCATTTTCAAGCAACAGCAGGAAATTGATATTGAAAATGGGGGGGGTGGAACTGACAACGAAGTAGAGTGCCCAAATTGCGGCTTCCGGTTTGAAGTATGAGCACTCTCTATGGAATCCCATACATGGGGAGTAAGACAAAGATAGCTGTTGACATACTGAGACAATTGCCAAAAGGGAATAGATTTGTTGATTTGTTTGGCGGTGGATTTGCCATGACGCACGCCGCCATGCTGACAAAAAGATACAATTGTTTTCTGTACAATGACTATAATCCTCTGATTGTAAAATTGGTTGAAGATGCTTATCACGGCAAATACAACTATTCCAGATTCAAACCGGAATTTATAACACGAAAGCAATATGAGGCAAGATACAAAAATGATGGGTATGTATCCTACATTTGGAGTTTTGGGAACAATCCGGAAAAAGGATACATGTTTGGTGAAGATATAGAACCACTCAAAAATGCTGCGCACAACTATGTTGTTTTTGGGAAATGGGATAATAAGCTGAATCAGATTGCCCCACAATTAAGAAAAGCCGTTACAAGTAAAAATATAGGGAAACGCAGAGAACAATTCTGCGCTTGGTGCCGTTCCAATAAAAAACGGTTCGACCTCCAAGAATTGGAGCGGTTGGAACGTTTACAGCAATTGGAGCGGTTGGAACGTTTACAGCAATTGGAGCGGTTTATTATTTTTAATTGCCGTTCATACACTGATTATGAGTATCAGGAAGGTGATATTGTCTATTGCGATCCACCGTATGAATCAGCAACCGGATACTCCGGAGGATTCAACCATAAAGCATTTTATGATTGGGTTGCATCAAGACCGTATCAAGTCTGGTTCAGCAGTTACAAGATTACAGATAAACGATTCAGAATGGTATGGGCCAAAAGAGTAACAACGTGCCTTGGAACCAATAACAATGCTCAACGTTATGAATGCCTATACACAAACAGGTAAATTATGGGAGCAAAACCTAAATATACAGAATGGCTCACACCCGATGGGCTACTGCGTATAGAAGGATGGGCGAGAGACGGTCTGTCCATTGCGCAGATTGCTCATAATGTCGGTGTCGCAGATTCCACTTTCCGCAGATGGAAGGAAGAGAATGAGGCATTATCGGCGGCAATAAAGAGAGGCAATGCCCCTGTCGACCTTGAAGTCGAAAATGCTATGCTGAAATCCGCTCTCGGTCACAAGGAAACTGTCAGGAAAGCTATCAAGGTGAAAACCGAAAAGCAGAAAGTCGGTGAAGGAAAGATTGTGGAGGAACATATCGAGTATGTCGATGAAGAAGTATATATTCCTCCGCAAGTGATAGCACAGATATTCTGGCTGAAAAACCGAAGACCTGACAAGTGGAGAGAAAAGCAGGTTGTTGAAGCCGATACAACTGCTCTTGAAAAACTTGATGCTATCCTTGCACAGAATATCAGGAACGCAGAAGAGCAAGATGATTTGGAATATTTGAGGGAAGAAGATGTCTTCACAGAACCAGAATAATTATCAATGGAAGGCACAAAGACAGTACGGGAAGGAGGTGGTGCTATGGGGCTTAGATTTTCCGACAAGCAGAATGAGTACATAAGATGTGCTGATAAGCGTTGGAATTTCAAAGTCGGTTAGGCGCAGTCCGTTCGGGCAAGTCCTTTGTAGACATAGCACACATCATTCCGCAACGGTTGAGGGCTGTGAAGAATGAAAAGGGTATAAACCTTATTCTCGGTGTATCGAAATCAACCATTGAACGAAATGTGTTACAGCCCATGAGGGAAATATATACCGATGCGGTTGTCGGCACGATCAACAGCGGCAATGTGGCTATGGTATGCGGAGTGCCGTGTTACTGCCTTGGTGCCGAAAAGGTATCACAGGTAGCGAAGATTCAGGGTTCATCCGTCAAGTATTGCTATGGTGATGAAACGGCGAAATGGAATCAAGATGTATTCTACATGCTACAGTCCCGTCTTGATAAAAGCTATTCCAAATTTGACGGTGCTTGTAACCCTGAGTACCCTGGCCATTGGTTAAAAAAATTCCTTGATCGTGAGGATATAGAAAAATACATCCAGTCATACACCATTTTTGACAATCCATTTATAGACAAGGATGTTATTAGAAACCTGTGTCGTGAATACTTCGGCACTGTATACTATGACCGCTATATAAGAGGTCTGTGGGCGCTTGCCGAAGGATTGATATATCCGTTTTACGAAAAGGCTGTAGAATCCCCTCCTGACCGCCATGCGGATGATTATTGCCTGTCAATCGACTACGGCACTATGAACGCATTTGCGGCGCTCCTATGGGGCAAATACGGCCATACATGGTATTGTGTGGATGAATATTATTATTCCGGTCGTGAGGAAATAACAGGGACAAAAACAGATGCACAGTATGTTTCCGATATGGAAGGTTTTGTGAGACCGATAATGAAATACGTTAAACCGGAAACATCTATATTTGCCGAAGGAAGTGTCACAACGATTGAAACAATCGTTGACCCTTCTGCCGCTTCGTTTATAGCCGCTTTGAGGGAAAAGGACATATTCATGGTGCGTCCTGCTTGCAACAGCGTGCTTGACGGTATCAGAAATACAGCGAGGGCAATGCAGGCAGGACGGATTAAAATATCACCTAAATGTAAATCGTTCATAGGCGAATTACAGGGTTATGTATGGCAAGACAGGACAGACATAGATGCACCTGTAAAGATAAACGACCATGCGTGTGACAGCGCACGCTATTTTGTTGAAACGAAACACATAGCACCGGACGATGTAATCGCTACATCAGGATTATTGTGAGGAAAAGCCATTGTACACATATCAGGATTTTTTGAAGGTGTCGGAAAAGGAAAGAATGAACTTTGTCCGCTCCATCATCAGCGCTCATGAATCATCCAGGGAATACAAGTTTGCACAGACCGCAGAAGCGTACTACAAGCGCAGAAATGAAACGATCATGAACTATCAGAAACTGCTTTATACCGTCACCGGCAAGCAGATTCCGGATAGATTCTCAGCAAATTACAAGCTCCGTTCAAATTGGTTCAACTATTTCACATCACAGTTGAACCAATACCTTCTTTCAAACGGTATCACATGGAAGGAAGACCACACGAAAGACGCACTCGGTGACAAGTTTGATATTCAGGTAAAGAAACTGTCACGTTATGCGCTTGTTCATGGTGTTTCGTTTGGATTCTGGAATCTTGATCACCTTGAACCGTACAGCTTCCTTGAATTTGCACCACTGTATGACGAGGAAAACGGCGCTCTTATGGCCGGTGTCCGTTTCTGGCGTCTTGATGCATCAAAACCACTCAGAGCGACATTGTTTGAACCTGACGGATATACAGAATATCAATGGGACACTAATACAGACGGCAGAGAATCCGGCATAGTCAAAGAAGAAAAGCGTGCTTATATCCAGATCGCTGTCACAACAGAAGCGGAAGGCACTATCCTTTATGACGGCCGCAATTATCCTTCTTTCCCTGTCATTCCGCTTTACGGCATTGACAAACAGTCAGAGTTGGAAGGCCGGCAGGAACTGATTGATTGCTTTGACTTGATCGCATCCGGCTTTGCTAATACGGTAGAAGAAGCCAGTTATATCTTTTGGGCCATCTCCAATGCGGAAGGTATGCATGAAATTGACCTGGCAAAATTCGTTGAACGTGTTAAGACTCTGCACACAGCTTTCACCGGTGGTGGAAACGGTGCACACGCAGAACCGCACAGCCTTGAAGCGCCTTATTCATCAAGAACGGCACTCCTGACAGAACTGAAAGAGGAAATGTTCTACAGTTTCAAGGCGTTTGATGCAAAACAGATTCAGTCCTCCGGCGCTGTCATTGCTCAGATTGACGCAGCATATGAGGCACTTGACCAAAAAGCCAGTGAGTATGAGGATAACGTCTTTGATTTTCTTGACGGCATCATGGCTGTGACCGGCATTGACGATACACCGACTCTTACACGTTCAAAAATCTCCAATACCGGCGAACAGATACAGAATGTTTTACAGGCCGCTGACCATCTGACAGATGATTATGTGGCGAAGAAGATTCTTACTTTGCTCGGTGATGGTGACCTGGCTGATGATGTGATCAAACAGATGAAGGATGAAGAGGGTGAAAGACTCAGACAGGCAGCCGAAGAAAGAGAGCAGTTTATTGAACAGCCTGAAAAAGAGGAAGAAGAGATAAATGAGTGATTTTGCGCATGATGAGACAGACCGCATTATTGCCAAGATTGAAAAGCGGCTGAAAAGAGAATATGCGCAGGCACAAAAGGAAATCGAAGAAAAACTCGATGATTATTTCAGGCGTTTTGAGATCAAGGACAAAAAATGGCTCGAATGGGTGAAGACCGGCAAAAAGACAAAAGAAGAGTATAACCGATGGCGCAAAGGCCAGATGATAATGGGTGCAAGGTGGAAGGAATTAAAGCAG